GACAAAGAATCTGAGTTTCTCCCCTATACTACCATTGACAAAATTTCGTTTTTGAAACGGCGTTTTGTTGAGAGCGAACATGGTATATTGTGTCCGCTTGAATTACCCTCTATTCTTCATGCTATGTATTATGTGAGACCCTCTCGTGAGGCACCGATGGAAAGGATTGTAGAAGATCTGCTGCAGAGGGCGCTAGGCGAGCTGGCTTTACATGACGACAACGTGTGGGAACGATGGTCTATGGTAGTTATTGGAGAACTCAAAAAGTTGGGTAAGTCGCCCCTTTTTGGGTCGCAAAAATCCGAGTGGTTGGTCAATATGTTAAATCGTAGAGACCCTGCTTGGGGGAGCTTGCAAATACGCCTGCGAGATATATCACATACTGTTGACGACTTTGAAGTCGAGCAGGGACAGGGCGGCTCCTAAAACTTGTAGTGGCGCTACCACTTTACCACCTAGGGCAAGTATAAAACCCAGGGAATCGTCAACCCTCCCAGCGCTTTGAGTCGGGCGTTGGGTAGTAAAAGACTTACTGAATCAAATTCAAGAGACAGTGTCATCCTGAGAGACACTTTAAAAGAATGTTCAGAGATTGAAGGATTGTCCATCGGCGATGGTCTTAAGACAGCTGGTGAGACTACTTTTGAACAGGAGGCTTGCGTAGATGTAGGCGTGATAGGTGATCATTACGTTCCCGGTTACACGTCAGTCCCCCTTGCTGAATTGCAAGAGTTGAAACACTATTTTGCGAGGCCTCGCCAATTGAATGGTGGTGTGCTCCCCGCTACGAGAGCTAGGTATTTAGGTGTCGTTTTTCCTAATTCTACTTGGAATACGGCATTCCCAAATATGGAAACTAGAATCATGGGCGCGTACGGATTCAGAGCAACCTTAGTCTTCACGCTCCAGGTTGCAGCCACTCCCTTTCATCAAGGGGTGATTGCTCTTGCCTGGCAGTACGGGAATGTTTCCGGAACACAGTTTGGCTATGACCGCGGCTTTCGTTCGGAAACCGTGACCAACTTGCCACACGTGCGTTTGGACATTTCAGAGCAGACCATGGTTACTCTGAAGGTTCCGTATTTGGCTCCTTATGATTTCTTAAGCACCAAAGGGGAATTCCTTAGTCAGACTTATGGTGAGCTGTCCTTAACCGGAATATTGCCTCCAGTGACAACGCCTGGGGCTTCAGCTGCTACTTATAAGTTGTATGCCCATATGGAGGATTTGGAGCTGTTTGGAGTCTCACCGGCGAGCACGCAGAATATCACCCTGCAGATGGGAGACGTAGAGAAGGAGAAAAAACAGGTTGCTTCTAAAATATTGACAGCAGCTGCTGGAGCCGTTAGGATGTTCCGTGGTG